AGGCCTGATGTTACACCCTGGTTGTGTGAATTTTTTGGTGAGTATGTCCCTGTGTGACGAAGCATTTGTTTACGGAGATACCCAACAAATTCCATACATTAATAGAGTTGCTAATTTCCCATACCCTAAACATTTGAGTCAGTTGGAAGTTGACGCAGTTGAAACTCGAAGAACTACTCTTCGTTGTCCGGCTGATATAACATTCTTCCTGAATCAGCGTTATGAGGGGCAGGTTATGTGCACTTCTTCTGTCACTAGGTCTGTTGCACAGGAAGTTATACAGGGTGCGGCTGTGATGAATCCGGTGTCGAAACCGTTGAAAGGAAAGGTGATAACTTTCACCCAAGCTGACAAATCCATGCTGCTATCCAGAGGTTACAATGATGTGAATACCGTGCATGAAGTTCAAGGAGAAACATATGACGATGTGTCCCTAGTAAGGTTGACACCGACTCCTGTCGGGATCATTGCTAAGGAAAGTCCTCATTTGTTAGTTGCTTTGTCTAGACATACAAGATCAATCAAGTATTATACAGTTGTGGTAGATGCAGTTGTTTCGGTCTTAAGGGATTTAGAGTGTGTTAGTAGTTTCTTACTAGATATGTACAAAGTAGATGTGTCCACCCAATAGCAATTACAGATAGAAGCAGTATACAAAGGTGAAAACTTATTTGTCGCTGCCCCAAAAACCGGGGATATCTCTGACATGCAGTTTTATTATGACATGTGTTTGCCTGGAAACAGCACCGTTCTTAACCAGTTCGATGCAGTAACTATGCAATTACGCGATAATAAGCTGAATGTTAGAGATTGCGTACTGGACATGTCTAAATCTGTTCCACTACCGCGCGAGTGTGTTAAAACTCTCACACCGGTGGTTAGAACAGCTGCAGAAATGCCCCGTAAACCTGGGTTACTGGAGAATTTAGTGGCAATGATCAAAAGGAATTTCAATTCCCCTGAGCTAAGCGGAATAGTTGACATTGAGGATACTGCTTCATTTGTAGTAGATAAGTTTTTTGATGCATATATACTTAAAGAAAAGAAAAAACCAAAAGATTTACCTCTGCTTTCTAGGGCCAGTTTGGAAAGATGGATTGGGAAACAAGAAAGGGTTACTATCGGTCAACTGGCCGATTTTGACTTCATTGATCTCCCCGCAATTGATCAGTACAGACACATGATCAAACAGCAGCCTAAACAACGTCTGGATCTGTCGATTCAAACGGAGTATCCTGCGCTGCAAACGATCGTATATCATAGCAAAAAGATCAATGCGTTGTTTGGACCTGTGTTCTCTGAGCTAACAAGGCAACTGCTCGATTCGATCGACGGTTCAAGATTTATGTTCTATACTAGGAAAACACCGAGCCAGATTGAAGAGTTCTTCTCAGATCTCGATTCACAAGTTCCAATGGATATTCTGGAGCTCGATATTTCCAAGTATGATAAATCTCAGAACGAATTCCACTGTGCAGTCGAGTATGAGATATGGAGAAGGTTAGGACTTGATGATTTCTTAGCCGAGGTGTGGAAACATGGTCACCGGAAGACAACTTTGAAGGACTACACCGCTGGGATCAAGGCTTGCTTGTGGTATCAAAGGAAAAGCGGAGATGTAACAACCTTCATCGGTAATACTGTTATTATCGCCGCTTGTTTAGCGTCAATGTTGCCAATGGAAAAGTTGATTAAAGGCGCTTTTTGTGGTGACGATAGTATATTGTACTTCCCGAAGGGCTTGCAGTTCCCCGATGTTCAGCAATGTGCAAATCTGATGTGGAATTTTGAAGCAAAGCTCTTTAGGAAGCGATATGGATACTTTTGTGGTAGATACATAATCCATCATGATAGGGGTTGTATAGTCTACTATGATCCTTTGAAGTTAATCTCTAAACTTGGTGCAAAACACATTAAGGATAGGGATCATTTAGAGGAGTTTAGAACGTCCCTTTGTGATGTTGCTGGTTCGTTGAATAATTGTGCATATTATACCCAATTAGACGAAGCTGTGAGCGAGGTTATTAAAACCGCGCCCCCGGGTTCGTTTGTTTACAAAACATTAGTTAAATTTTTGAGTGATAAAAAACTGTTTCAATCTTTGTTCTTAGATTAAATGGCTCTTGTAGTTAGGGACGGTGTGAAGGTTTCGGAGTTTATCAACTTGTCCGCATCGCAGAAATTCCTTCCGGCAGCTATGACATCTGTCAAGTCGGTAAGGATTTCTACGGTGGATAAGGTGATTGCTACTGAGAACGACTCACTGTCGGACGTAGATTTACTTAAAGGTGTGAAGCTAATTAAGGATGGTTATGTGTGTTTGGCCGGTCTTAGGGTATCTGGAGAGTGGAACCTGCCTGACAATTGTCGCGGCGGGGTGAGTGTGTGTTTGGTTGACAAGCGAATGCAGAGACATGACGAAGCAACGCTCGGTTCTTACAGAACGAGTGCCGCTAAGAAAAGATTCACATTCAAATTGATACCAAATTACAGTGTGACAACCGCAGATGCCGAGAGAAATATCTGGCAAGTGCTAGTTAATATTAGAGGTGTGGCAATGGAAAAGGGTTTCTGTCCTTTGTCCTTAGAGTTTGTGTCAGTGTGTATTGTGCATAAAACAAATGTAAAACTCGGACTTAGAGAGAAAATTACTAACGTCTCAGACGGAGGACCCATTGAACTTACAGAAGAAGTTGTTGATGAGTTCATTGAATCAGCTCCAATGGCTGAGAGGTTGAGGAAGTTTCGAGCTAGGTCCAACAAAAAGAGTAATAAATCAGTTAATGGTAATAATAGTAAAAGTTCGAATAATAAGAGGAGTGATAAGAGGTCGTTTAAGGAAATTAAGAATGATATTGATACGGAGTCTTCAGACGCCGAATCGATTTCGTTTTAATTATGTCTTACACAATCTCAAATCCGAATCAATTAGTATATTTAGCCTCTGTTTGGGCAGACCCAACAGAGTTACTTAATTTATGTACTAGTTCGCTAGGTAACCAATTTCAGACGCAACAGGCGAGGACCACTGTTCAACAGCAGTTCTCTGATGTGTGGAAAACGGTTCCTGCGACAAATATTAGGTTTCCTGCAACTGGTTTCAAGGTTTACCGATACAACGCTGTTCTTGATTCTCTCATAACAGCTTTGCTTGGCAGTTTTGATACTAGGAACAGGATTATAGAGGTAGAAAACCCGCAAAATCCGACAACAGCCGAGACGCTCGATGCGACAAGGCGTGTGGATGATGCTACTGTGGCCATAAGGGCCAGTATAAATAATCTCATGAACGAGTTAGTTCGTGGCACGGGAATGTACAATCAGGCTCAATTTGAGAGCGTGAGTGGATTGACCTGGGCTACAACAACTTGAACGTGAGTAGGAATTGAGTTGGCAACTTAATTGCCCGTGGTGAATACGATAATTCATAGTGTTTTTCCCTCCACTTAAATCGAAGGGTAGTCATCTGGATAGATCACTGTAATTGTGCGTGTGACGCACATGAGTGGGTGACGTAAAAATTCTAGGGGTTCGAATCCCCCCCGAACCGCGGGTAGCGGCC